TAGAAGAAAGTAAGGTAGTACTACATTAGTACTACATTAGAAACTTAAGTTGTCGAGGGTTGCAATTAGAGGAGGAGTGTGGTATACTATAGGTGTACTTGCGAGTACAGTTAATTAACTAACGGAGATTATTCCATATGTCAAGTCAAGTTATCGAAGGAACAGTAAACTTTAGCAACGTCACGCAACACGACGTGTACAACGGACAGTCTACTGGTGCGTACAGCATTACCATTACCATGTCAGAGGATGACGCTAGTGCTTTGTCTTCAAACGGTGTAAAGATCAAGGACTACGAAGGCAACAAACAGCGTAAGTTTAAGTCGAAGTACGATATCGCACTGTTTGACGCTGATGGTAATAAGTACAGCGGAGAGGTTCCGTATAACTCACGTGTGCGCCTGAAGTACAAGACGGGTCCAGCACACCCAGTACACGGTACGCCTACGTATCTGGAAGCGGTCAAGGTTCTAGAGGAGGCTGATGCACCTGAAGGAATGGCCGACTTCTAATGGGTGATAAATTCTTATACCACGAGGAATGTCCCAAGTGTGGTAGTAAGGATAACTTGGCGGTCTACTCTAACGGTGGCCGCCATTGTTTCTCCTCAGATTGTAACTATCACGTAAACGGAAACACAGGAGAAGAAACGGAAGTGTCAACACCAAGTAACTTATACATGGGTGGCGTAGTGTCTGCCATACCTGACAGGAGGCTATCTGAGGGTACGTGTAAGCGTTACCAAGTGACAGTAGAGTACGCTCCTGACGGTACGATTGATGCACACTACTACCCTTACTTTGACAAGGACACTGGTGAGGTAGTAGGCGCTAAGAAGCGTGTAGTAAAGACAAAGCAATTTAGTGCGTCAGGTAACCACAGTAACGTAGGCTTGTTCGGTCAGAAGCATTGCAGAGGCACAGGTAAGTACCTCGTGATAACTGAGGGCGAGTTAGACGCTATGTCTGTCTACGAGATGTTTGGACAGAAGTACGACGTGGTTTCCCTACGGACAGGAGCCTCTAGCGCATCTAAGGAGATCAAGCAGAACCTAGAGTGGCTTGAGGGTTACGATAACGTGGTCATTTGTTTTGACCAAGACAAGGCTGGAGAGTTAGCGTTAGAGCAGGTCAAGGACTTATTTAGTCCTAACAAGTTAAAGATATGTAAACTCCCCCTGAAGGACGCCAGTGAAATGCTCATGGCTAACAGGGTGCAAGAGTTTACACAGGCATTCTGGGACTCAGCAGTATACAGACCTGACGGTATTGTAGCTGGAACTGAGACTTGGGATAAGTTAGTAGCCAAGCGCCAAGTGAAGAGCATACCTTACCCTTGGGATGGACTAAACGAAATAACAAGGGGGCACAGGCCATATGAACTCGTCACTATCACCAGCGGCAGTGGTATGGGAAAGTCCCAGTTTATACGAGAACTTGAGTACGATCTACTGCAAAGAACTACATCCAACATCGGTGTACTTGCACTGGAGGAGGACGTTGCAACAACAGCACTGGGAATCATGTCGGTGGCATCGTCTAGGCGACTACACTTGGAAGAAGATTCACCTGTCGATGACCTTAGACCGCACTGGGAAGCAACAATGGGATCAGGTCGTTACTATCTATTCGACCACTGGGGGTCAGCATCAGCGGACGAGTTACTTTCAAGAGTCAGGCATATGGCGAAGGCTTGCGACTGTCAGTACATCATCCTCGACCACCTATCAATCGTCGTTTCTTCTCAAGAAAATGGAGATGAACGGAAAGCCATTGATGAGATAATGACCAAGCTGCGGACACTGGTGGCTGAGACAGGGATCAGTTTGTTCCTAGTGTCACACCTACGTCGTAGCTCTGGTACTGCTCACGAGGACGGTGGACGCATCAGTCTACAGGACTTACGGGGTAGCCAGAGTATCGCTCAGTTGTCTGATATGGTCATAGGTATGGAGCGTGACCAGCAGAATCCAGATGAGGACATAAGGAACACAACGACTGTACGTATCCTTAAGAATCGTTACTCTGGTGAAACTGGCCCTGCTTGCTGGCTACGTTACGATAAGCTTACAGGACGCATCCACGAGTGCGCTAACCCTACGCCACCGGAGACAGAGTTTTGAGTAACATTGTCTTCTGTGACATAGAAACTGACGGGCTAAACCCTAGCGTTATCTGGTGTGCTGTCTGTCTACACAACGGAGAGAGCGAGGTAATATGTAATGAGCAAGATTTCAAACAGTATGTATCGCGTAAAGCGCCGGTTACGTTCGTATTCCACAACGGAATTGGCTTTGATGTTCCTGTGGTCGAGCGTCTTTGGTCTTTTACTTTTGACAGGAGCATGGTCACTGACACTCTAGTACTGTCTAGACTAGCAGAACCTAGTAGGTCTGGTGGTCACTCGTTGCGGAACTGGGGCAACATCCTAGGTTACGCTAAGGGAGATCACGAGGATTGGTCACAGTTGACACCGGCTATGATCGACTACTGCATCAGGGACACTGAGGTAACACAGGAAGTGTACAAGCGACTCATGGTTGAACTGTCAGACTTCTCGCAACAGTGCATTGATCTAGAACACGAGGTACAGTGGATCATACAGGAGCAGGTGAGCAACGGATGGTTACTAGATCAGCGCCTGTGTCACACGTTGTGCGCTAGGTTCAAGGAACGTATGTATGAGATCGAAGAAGAACTACAGAAAGTGTTCCCACCAATTGTCGAGGAGAGGTGGTCAGAGAAGACGGGCAAGCGCCTTAAGGATAAAGTTACGATCTTCAATCCTGGCTCACGCCAACAGGTTGCAGAGAGACTTGAGGCTAAGGGTGCAGTATGGTCGGAACTCACTCCCAGCGGTAGGCCGCAAGTGGACGAAAAGACACTTGAGGAGAACAAACACGTACCGGAGGCTGTTCTTGTTCTTGAGTACTTACTACTTCAAAAGCGGTACGCACAGGTATCGTCTTGGTTAGAACACGTACAGGATGATGGCAGGGTACACGGTAGGGTCACAACAAACGGAGCAGTCACAGGACGTATGACGCACCAGACCCCTAACATGGCACAGGTGCCTTCAGTTAACTCTCAGTACGGTAAGGAGTGTAGAGACTGCTGGATAGTACCTGAGGATCGTAAGCTGGTAGGTGTTGATGCCAGTGGACTAGAGTTACGTATGTTAGCTCACTACATGGACGATGAGGAGTTTACTAGTGTCCTACTTAGAGAAGATATTCACACCAGAAATCAAGTTGCTGCGGGACTTGCAACAAGACCTCAGGCAAAGACTTTCATCTACGCTTTCCTCTACGGAGCAGGGGACGCAAAAATTGGAAGCATCGTCGGAGGAACTGCAAGAGATGGCAGTGAGCTTAGGGGGCGCTTTCTACGAAATACACCTGCTCTTGAAACTCTACGAGAACGAGTTGGACAAGCGTCTAGGAAAGGCTATCTCGTCGGAATCGACGGACGTAAGCTCTGGGTCAGATCAGAACATAGTGCACTGAACACGCTACTACAGGCCGCTGGTGCTATCATTATGAAGAGGGCTTTGGTTCTTCTAGATGACTACGCTACCCAGCACAAGATTGACTACAGATTCGTAGGGAACGTACACGATGAAATACAAACGGAGGTTGTTACAGAACAAGCAGAGAAGTTTGGGTGGCTCGCAGTTGAGTGCATCAAGGCGTCGGGTCTATCATTCGACCTCAGGTGCCCACTCGACGGAGAGTACAAAGTTGGATCAACGTGGTCGGACACACACTGAGGAGGACAAATGATTTACACTAAGACAGAAGGCAAGTATTACAAAGATAACCCAGAGCGTAAGAAGGCTAGGAACAATGACCGCATGTACGTCAACGGTAAGTACATTGTACAGACACATCCTCTGCACAAGGCTGGTCGATACAAGAACTTTGAAGATGCGGCCTTTAGCAGTCTAGAGAGGTACAATAGCTCTAAGGAAGGACAAGTGTACATCATCGTTAACGAGAGCTTTCCTGAGTGGATCAAGGTAGGCATGGCTATTGACGCAGAGGATCGCTTGAGTAACTACCAGACTTCATCTCCTTACAGAGACTACGCGTTGTATCAAAGCTGGGACGTTAGTGACCGCAGGGCTGCTGAGTCAGCGGCACATGAGATACTAGCTGAGTGTTCAGACGACAGGAAGAACGAGTGGTTTAAGTGTGACCCAGCTTTTGCTAAATTAATGATACGGGGCACTATGGAGAACCATAAATGAAAGAAATATACTCACTGGTAGAGGACATATACAAAGTAGTCGCTACCAAAGAAGTACCGGATGAGGTGGATCTATACGAAGAGATAGACCGCTTTGGTGAGAACTGTAAGAAACTTATGTCAAACTTGTTTACAGAGAAGCGTGACGGTCGTAAGTTACGTATGTCTAACATCGGGCGAGATGATCGCTACCTCTGGAACGCCGTGAATAACTCTGACGTACAAGAGGATATGACGCCTAACACGTATGTCAAGTTTATGTACGGGCATCTGATTGAGGAGATGCTACTGTTTCTCACTAGGCTCTCAGGACACGAGGTGACAGATGAACAAAAGCAGTGTGAAGTTGCAGGTATCAAAGGCTCTATGGACTGCAAAATTGATGGTGTTGTCACTGATGTTAAAAGCACTTCCACTTTTGGGTTTAAAAAATTCAAAGACGGAAGTCTCGCTTTTGATGACCCGTTTGGGTACATTGCTCAAATTAAGGGCTATGCACATTCAGAAGGAGAAACAAAGTTTGGTTGGTTAGCTATGGATAAACAGAACGGACATCTAACTTATCTGATGTACGACTCTGATGACACACAGGCTCCTGTATACGCTAAGATTGGCTACGATATAGAGGAGCATATAGAACGCGTAAAAAAGCTAGTAGAGCAACCAGAGTGGCCAGAGGTGTGTCACGATGTCGTACCAGACGGAAAAAGTGGCAACCAAAAGTTAGCAGTGGGTTGCTCTTATTGCCAGTACAAGCACGTATGTTGGTCAGGTCTGCGTACTTTCTTGTACTCAAGTGGTCCAAGGTATTTAACAGAGGTGATCAATGAGCCGAAAGTCCAAGAAGTATCCTAATGAATTTAGATCAGGGTTTGAATATGACGTATCGAAACAGCTACAACCATACGGCTTTAGCTATGAGCCGTGGCAGATTGAGTACAGAATCGAACGTAAGTACACCCCAGACTTTGTGTACGAAAGAAACGGAAAAACTTACCTCATTGAATGCAAAGGATACTTTCGCTCAGGCGACACACAAAAGTATCGTTCGGTCGTTAAGTGTTTGCCAAAGACGCATGAACTCATATTTGTACTGATGAAGCCTAACCAAAAAGTAAGTAAAAGTACCAAGAATACAATGGCTCAATGGTGTGACAAACACGAGATTCTATGGTATACTATAGACACACTAAAGGAATTAGTTGATTATGTCACTGACACTAGAAGAAATTAAGGAGAAGATTTTGCATTTGTATGACCCTGACGATCTACTAGAGGCGTTACAGATTTCATCTGAGGAAATACTAGACAGGTTTGAAGACAAACTCATACGAAAGTTAGATCAATTTACAGAGGAACTAGAGGATGAGGTTTATGAGTATTGACAACGCGACACCCGCAGAGTGGGATGAGGTGACAAAACCAGAGAAGAAGTGGATCAAGGTAGACGTAGTTGACAAACCAGAGCATTACAACAAGGGCGGCGTCGAGGCTATTGATTACATCAAGCAACAACTGGGTGATGAATTTCGTGCTTACTGCGAGGGTAACGTACACAAGTACATCCACAGATACAAGTACAAGAACGGAGTAGAGGATTTACGTAAGGCCCGTGTGTATCTAGAGTGGTTGATAAAGGAGTTAGTACATGAGTGATGACGACACAACAGACTTTGAACCTAAGAGAACTATGCGTGTAGTAGAAGGTAAGTTTGGAGGTAAGAAAGAAGAAGAGGAACAAGAGATTACCACTGCTGAGTTTCTGACGGCTTTTGCTGCCAAAGCTTTAGTAATGGAAGAAGAGAAAAGAAGTCCTAAAGTAGTTGTAGTTATGTATGAAGACGGGGAGATGTTTGAAGTAGCATCTAATGAACAGTACCCTGATGGTGTACACATGCTTCTACAGTTAGCGTCACAAGCCATATTAAACGAGACATTAGGAGTAACAGAATAGATGGATGCATATCAACAATACATACACAAGTCACGCTACGCACGATACCTACCAGAGGAACAACGACGTGAGACTTGGGAAGAGACAGTTAATCGTTATGTTAACTACTGGGTAGACAAAGCAGACCTCAATGACTTTGAAGTATCTGATATCTTCAAGGCTATACATGATCTAGACGTTATGCCCAGCATGAGGGCATTGATGACCGCAGGGGAAGCCTTAGACCGTGACAACGTAGCAGGGTTTAACTGTAGCTACCTACCTATTGACCACCCTAAGGCCTTTGATGAGATGATGTACGTCCTCATGTGTGGCACAGGAGTGGGTTACTCAGTAGAACGCCAGTACGTATCTAAGTTGCCAGAAGTCGCAGAGGAGTTTCATGGAACAGACACAGTTATTAATGTTGACGATTCAAAGGTCGGATGGGCGAAATCGTTTAGGGAACTGGTATCACTGTTGTATTCAGGTCAAATTCCCCAGTGGGACGTTAGCAGAGTACGACCTGCGGGTTCCGCACTTAAAACTTTCGGAGGTCGTGCAAGTGGTCCAGAACCTCTCGTTGACCTCTTCAAGTTTACAGTCGAAATCTTTCGAGAAGCTGCTGGAAGAAAACTTACATCCATTGAATGCCACGATCTTTGCTGTAAGATAGCATCGTGTATTGTGGTCGGAGGAGTACGTCGGTCAGCCCTTATCTCACTCTCTAACTTAACTGACGATCGCCTACGTCGAGCTAAGACAGGTCAGTGGTGGGTAGATAGTCCACATAGGGGTCTAGCCAACAACTCTGCTTGCTACACAGAGAAGCCTGACTTTGAGGCTTACCTAAATGAGTGGACTAGTTTGTACGAGTCACGCTCTGGTGAACGTGGTATGTTTTCTCGTGTCGCTAGTCAGAAACAAGCAGCTAAGAACGGTAGGCGTGACCCTGACCACGAGTTTGGAACTAACCCATGTTCTGAGATAATTCTACGTCCTAACCAGTTTTGCAACTTGTCAGAAGTCGTAGTAAGACCTCAGGACACGTTAGCCACCTTGAAGCACAAGGTACGTATAGCGTCTATCTTAGGTACGCTACAGGCTACGCTAACTGACTTTAGATACTTACGCAAGATATGGAAGACTAACACTGAGGAAGAGGCGTTACTAGGGGTGTCACTGACGGGCATCATGGACCATCCTTTACTATCAGGACGAGGTGACAATGCAAAGCTTAAGAAGTGGCTCACAGAGATGCGAGAGGAAGCAATCGAGACTAACAAGCGGTGGGCTGAGAGACTTAACATTAGTCCCTCTACAGCAATTACTGCAATTAAGCCTAGCGGTACTGTTAGTCAGTTGGTCGATAGTGCTAGTGGGTGCCATCCTCGTTTTAGCCCACAGTATATTCGACGTGTTCGTGCTGACGCTCGTGATCCCCTCTGTGTGGTCTTAGAGGCCGCTGGTGTGCCTGTAGAGGACGATGTGATGAACCCTAGTACCAAGGTGTTCAGCTTTCCTATCGCATCACCAGAGGGCGCTGTGACAGCCTCAGACATGGGCGCGATAGAGCAACTAGAGTTGTGGGAGATGTATCAGGACTACTGGTGTGAACACGAGCCGTCTATGACTTGCTACTACCGTGACCACGAGTTTCTAGAGGTAGGCCAGTGGTTGTACAACAAGTTTGACAAGGTGTCAGGAATTTCGTTCCTTCCTTACTCAGATCACACGTACCAACAAGCCCCTTATGAACCTGTGGACAAGGCTACCCTCAAGTCACTCAAGAAGGACTTCCCTACTGAAATCAACTGGGACATCAATGAGGAGTCTGATATGACTGAAGGTAGCCAGCAGTTAGCTTGCACAGGTAACAACTGTGAAATCTAAGACATAAAAAAGATAGAGTAACCGCTGTCGTTACCGCCTACGTCCTCTGGCTTCTCTTTAGGGTCATGGGACGTAGGTATTCCTTCCTTCTGCATCTTCTTGATGCGGTCTTTAGAACGCTCACACATACTGTGGTAGTCCAAAGATGTGTAGCTTACTGTGTGGTCTTTATCTTTCATGTTATTCCTCGTTATTTGCTTGCCCTACTGTTGTAGTCAGCATACCAGCGCCTATAAGGTTGTTACCTACTGCCATGTAGTCACATAGGTTTGCTGTGCCTTTATAGTCTCTTAAAACTCTCTTTGGGTAAGCAGTGGCTGGCTCTTTTTTCTGCTTAGGAATTCCTGTTATCTC